CTTGCGATATCTCTGCGTCAATACTTGCACTTATTGCATTAACAACGTGATTAAGAGATTTTTCAACCTCTATTGCAACCTTCATTATTTTATCAAATAATGTATCGACAGCTTCACCTTCTTTCTCTATTACTTCTGTTGTAAGATCAGCTAACCTTGACCTAAGCTTGAGTCTTTCTTCTGTGGTTAAAGTATCAACTTTAAGTATAAACTTTATAAGATCTATTTCTTCTTGAACAAACTTGTCTATAATTTTTTGTTTTTCTTTTTCAAATTCTTCTCTATTTAAACCCCTTCTGCTTAAGGCTGATATTTCTTCTCTTTCTAATGTTTGTAATTCTTGAAACTGTATACCTCTAGCTTGATCTTGTATACCTTTTAAGTTCATAAGAAAAGCTTCTTCTAGCTCTAGCTCTTCTTCTGTAGTTTTCTTATTTTTCTTTTTGTTATCACCTATTTCTATTACAATTTCATTTATTTCTACAAGTCTATTAAATTGTTCTTGTAATAATGTTTTTTCATTTTGTAAATTTGCTAATCGTATACCTATTTCTCTTGCTCTATTTGTTTGCCCTTTTTCTAAAGCAATATTTTGCTGAACTCTTTGTTTATCAATTTGTATTTCTTTTTCTAATATTTCGCTTAGTTTCACCGCAGCATTTATTCTATTCTCTATAGCTATATCTTGATTTTTTAACTGTGAAGCTCCTTTAATACCTACCTCTTCTAGTCTTTCAGATATCTCCGCTAAAGCTCCAGCATTTTGTTTTGCAAATATTCTTGAGTCTTTTAAAGCTCGTGTAAACTCAAAAGTATATAGATCAGTAATTTTTGTTACATTCTCTAAATTTTGTTGATTTATTCTTATTTGCTCTCTTAATGCTTCGTTTTGTTTTTGTAATTCTGTTGTAAACTCCTCTGTGTCTTTCTTTGCTTTTTTTGATTTACCGCTATAAAAATCTAATAAAGCTATAACTGCTTGAAATGCTAAAATAAAACCTAATGGTCCTTTTAACTGATTCAAAAGAAGACCAAAAGCATTTCTTACACCATCTATAGATTTACCTCCATCAGCAGATTTAGCCACTAGGGTTATAAACAATGTTGATAATTGTGATAAGTTATTAGCAACACCCCTAATACCAAAAGGTAAATCAGATATAGTTCTACCTAATTCTGTTAAGGTTGCACCAGCTAAACCAGCGTTAGATATTAATTCTTGATTTTTTTTACCTAAATCCTCTGTAGCATCAGACAAGCCTTGTGCTTTCTTTTTACCCACATCAAATGCCTGACCTAAAGTTTTAACTTTAGTTTCTACACCATTTACGCTTACAAGAAATTCACCATCCTCAAGGGATATCTTTAGTATATATTCTTCGTTCATTTGTTAAATCGTTTTATTTTATCTTTTGCTTCTTTTAAATTAATTGGTGATTCATATTTACCCTTAGCAATATCAATATACGGCGATACACCGTAGTAGTCATCTAATTTTAATAAATCTAATATATTTTTAAGCATTGAAATCGTTTATTAGTTCTAGTTCACTTTTACCGTTTTCCATATCGGTAGTTATTGAGTTAATTTTATAACTCTTTTGATTTATCTCAAGCCTATCAGCTAGAGATAAATCCAATAATATTTTAGCTGGAAGATAAGCTGTGACTCTAGTAAGTCTGTTTTTCGAGTCAAATACATCGCTTATATACGTTTTGTAATATTCACTGAATAAATTCTTTAATACAGTTTCGTTTGTGTACTCACTGAACTCAGTGGAAAAATGTATTGATTGACTATCTGTTGCAAGAGTCAGCGTGTTAGACGGAACTATATATGTTGATATAGCTATGTCTGCACCCCCGCTAAAATTTTTAAGCTGTATAGCTGTGCCACTTGTAACTCGGACAGGATAAAACAAAAGAGGTTTACCCACAAAAGGACTTTGATCTATATTCACAGACCAACCAAACTGTATATCGGTAGACGTATCTCCACTTGTGTCGTTTAAATCAAGTAATTTCTGAAACTTATGATGCTCAAAGGGTAACTCAATTTTGTACACGCTGCCATCCTGTG